TGTCAAATCCGATTCCCACAAAGTGATATTAAAGTAAGAGTAAAAACTTTAACTTCGGCTACATATTAATTTGTTTTTTAGTTATCTTATAAGAAAACCATTGAGTTTCTATTTATTATAAGATGATGCAAAAACATAGAATTCATACCAACATTGGAGAAGACCAATACATTAAATTTGAAGTCAAACAAGATTTCGATTTATTGGAATTGTTGTCTTTAAAATTATCCCAAAGGGATGTATACACATCGTTATGTGCTGACTATGGTGTTGTTTGTGGTAGACTTACCGTAAATAATGGTTTTGGAGTACCAAATGCACGAGTTTCAATTTTCGTACCGTTAGACGATGACGATGTAAATGACCCTGTAATATCGGCGTTATACCCATATACTGAAGTTTCAGTTAAAGACGATAATCATTATCGATACAATTTATTACCTGCAAGAAGACAACACAGCGGACACGCAGCAACAGGAACATTCCCTGACCAAACAGATATTTTAGACAGAGAGGAAGTTTTAGAGGTGTATGAAAAATATTACAAGTACACCGTAAAAACAAATAATGCGGGTGACTTTATGATTTGGGGAGTACCATTGGGTGAACAAATCATAGTGTGTGACGTGGATTTGTCAGATATTAGTTGTTTCTCATTAAGACCAGATGATTACTTAAGAAAAGGTTTTGGGTTAGAGGAATTTAAATCTGCTTTTGAATTTAAATCTAGTGTAGATATTGATTCACTTCCACAAATTAAAACATTTAGAAAAACCATCGAGGTTTATCCTTTTTGGGGTTCTGAAGATTTATGTGAAATTGGTTTAACAAGAACCGATTTTGATTTATCAGACCAAGGAGTTAAAATTGAACCAAAGGCTTATCTTATTGGGGGAACATATACTGACGGTAGGGCGGGAGTCAAAGCAAATTGTAGTATCAAAAGAGATAGTAACAAAAAATGTGATTTAACGACAAAGGCAGGTAAAATAGAAATGATTCGTTTTACTGCAGAATACGACTCCAACAACAGACCGATTTTAGAAGTATATGATGTAAAAGAAGATATTACCGATGACGGTTCATTTATTGTGTCATTACCAATGAATATGGATTTTGTTTATACAAATGAATTTGGTGAGAATGAATATTCCAATGACCCAAACAAAGGTATCCCAACATCAGGATGTTATCGTTTTAGATTTACAACACAACAACAAGGTACCGCTCAAATATTAGTACCTAACATTAGAGAGTACAGTACAAACATAGACAAGTCATACGCTTGGTCTAATGATTATAGTGATTACCCATCAGAAGCATTAAGTTTAATACTAAACACATCTGATGGATTTTATGTACCACAAGACTATTTTTATAGATTTACATATAATAAAGTTTTTACAGTATCATCATTTCATAATTCGTTTTTTAAAAATTCAATATCAACTCTTTCAGGTCAATTATTAGGAATAAAAGAAATTGCACCTCCAAGAGAAGCTGATTGTGAATCTTCAGTTGTAACACCGCCGGTTAATTTTGGTTTTAGAAATTACACGGTTAAATTATTAATTGCTGATATATTATTATTCTTTGAACAGTTAGCTACAGTATCCGGTTTTATTTTTAATAATACAATAGCCAAAATTTTTCATAGATTTTCAGATGCTACGAATTTTTGGCCGATTAAGTCTGTTAGTAGAGCGTTAAGAAGATATGCTTACGGAATCCAAGATGGTGGACAAAGAGAATTATTTTTAATTGATTACCCTTCTTGCCTTGAATGTAATAAAGATAATGAATATGGTACTGTAGGTGGTTTAGGAAATGCAATTGATTATTGTGAGGTTGGTACAGTAACAATTCAGGGTTCATCTACGGAAAGTCCAAGAACTGTAACTGCAAGTAATTTTACTTTCTCAAACCCCGACCTTACAGGAATATGTTCAGGAGCAACAGTTCCAAGTGACATAACAAATTTTTTAAATAATCAAACAAATTATATTTTAACAACAAGTAGTAATGGTGTTCTTTTAACTGGTACCACTATTTTTACGTCAGGAGCAACAATAACTTTTAATGATGTCTCGGGATTATTCAATGAGACGATAACATACACCGCAATAATTAGAGATAAAAATGCATCTTCGGTTGAATCAACCACGACTGAAATATTAGAAGAGGGTTGTGCAATTTATGACACACCATATGACGAATCTTTAGTTCAGAAATATTATGTCGCACCAAATAGAACCGAAAAAACACCGTTACAATATACTGCTGGTATGGATGTACAGGCTACCTTAATATCAGACGTTGATAGTAGTAATAAACCACTACCAACAATATATGACGGAGAAACATATACACCAAGAACACCATCAGGACAATCTGAATTTACTAATGGTGTTTTTTATATGATTCCTGGTACTATGTCAAATCGTAGGGTGGTTAACATAATGAAAGAATATAGAAGACGTAGACGTATGTCTAAATTATTTTGTTCGGGAGTGGTAAACTATTCATTCGTGGATAATTGGTTATCAGGTTCTTTATATTTCTTTACATTTGAAACACAAAAAAGATTTTTATTTTGGTCCAAATCGGCTTGTTGTGAAGAACTAATTAGAAGAACAGTACAAACTAATTTAGAAACAAACCAAAGTGAATCACATTATTATTATAGGGCAACACCATATAATAACGGCACAGGTGTTTGGGGAGTATCATTTAATGGTTCTAAAAAAAGAATTAACAGACCAACAACTATTGTTGATTTAGGACCAAGAGATGAATTCATTAGAGAAATTTGTGTAGACCCTAATCTTGACCCTAATTGTTCGGTATCTAGAGAAATAGGACCAACTTCATATCAAGATTTTGGTGAGATTCTTGGTATGGCAATTAACTATAGAATGGATGTTAGTAATGCTAATTTTGATTTAAAAAATTTCTTTGACAATAATGGATTTTATACTAACGGAATAAGAAGTGCGTTCGACGGAGATTTGTTACAATTAATATCAATTAACAATGAAGTGGGTATAGAAAAGTTTGATTTACAAAGCCCAAAATATATTGGATATAGTTACCAAATATTAGACCCTGAATTATACCCTGATGTTTTTAAAAGAAACGGAGTTTGGGGACCACTACCAATCACTATGGAATTTTCCGAAGATGGTGAAAGAGTAAGAGCTTGTTTAAATGAACCAACACATATCGCGAATGATGGAGTAACACAAATCCAAGGTCGATTAACTGAATCATCACAACCGGTACCATTTTTCTTATGGGATAAAAAAGGTACAGGATTTGGTTCATATAATACCGAAACTCTTGATGACCAATCTTGGGACATTTCAAATGTTCAAGTACAACCTTTACAAGGTATGACATATGCATATAATGTGACAGGAACCACTGATGATTCATCAGACAAATATTTGCTATTACCAATAACTTATGATTTTACAGGAACCTCAGTATCAACACTTAATGTTGTTGACGATGAAGGGTTTGCTTACGACGCTGTTATTTCAGGAATCACAGGAAACGAATATCATCAATACGATTCACAATATCCAGGATATACTGTTTTACAAGTAACTTCAGGAACATTGGCTAATCCATCTTCAGGAACTTTATATACTCGTTATGGTAACGCCGGAACTTGGGATGGAATTCCTTGGACAACATCTACAGATTTCTTCATTAGAAGAACACAAGATTATTATAGTGGAAATAAACAAATCCTATCAACTCCATTTATGTTTCACTTTGGATTAAAACCTGGTAAAACTGGTCTCGATAAATTTATTGATAGGTTTGGACCTAAGGGTGCATTTAAATCAACAGACTTAACGTAATGGAAAAGAGAAAAATTATATTACCCGAAAAAAGGTTTCACAAAGCATCTTCCGAAGACCAAATCCTTCAAGTTAATTTTGAGGAAGGTAAGAGTTTATTAACTAATGATGATAGAGATATTATTTTAGATATTAATGAATTATTTGGTCAAGAAAGAAATGATAGTAAAAGATATAAGTTGTATGGTAAAATAAAGATGGTGTTCAGAAATATGTACAGCGGATTATCAAGTTATCTTCCATTGTCTGAAGAGTTAGCACTAGTTGGTGATGGTGATGACGGAGAATTCGATGGTTACTTACCATATAACGAATTCGCGTTTTTAAGAAATGATGTGTACAGAGAAAAACCTAACGATATAGATGTTTCAGACTTAAGTACATTTACAGGAATCACCGTAACAAAGACAGGAGACATAAGTCATCAATTGATTACACCAATGAATGCTCCATATCACAATTGGAACATTCACGTATCATATGTGTACGACCACGATGAAAACTATCCGATGAAGTATACTTTATCGGGAAATACAATATTAAGTTTTGTTAGTGGTAATGGTATACCATTTAGAATTACTGACAACAATGCAAGTTATAGATTAACAAGTCCTGTTGACCACGGAATGAGTGAAGGTGAATTTATTATATTAAATGGATATCCATATTATATAAATTCAATTGGTAATGAATATTATAATTCTGAATTATATGTTTTAGATATTTTAAAATCTCAAATACCATCAGGCACTACAACATTTAATAATACTTTAATTACAGGTAAAAGATGCATCGATACCAAAAACATTTCAGGAACAACATCAACTTACTATGTACATAAACATAAAACGGCAACTAATTCTGCGGATTACATTTTAGATAAGGCAGGATTTGAAAGTCCAATATTTGAAGACGAAAGAAAATTAGTTTTTGAAAACATATCAGGAGCTAACGATGTGTTGGTTGAAAGAAATAGAATGGAATCAGTTCTTTATGATTTTAAAGAACCATTCGTTTTAACAGGACTAACCAACAATTTAAATTATGAACCTACAGATTTATATGTAACAATATTATTTAGAAATGGTAATGGTTATTTTGACTATCCACCAAAGGTAGGTTGGAAATTTAATTTACATAATACTTGGATTGATAATCATTTTAACGGTTCAAATAAAACTCAACCACCGTATGAGTCTGGTTTAGGATTAGGTACATCATTTACTAAAAGTGGAATCACATTCACTAGTGGAAATACAATACCTGTTGGTACAGTATTAACAGGTGCATTTATAGAGTATAATCCATCGACAATAAAGGAAAGAGTTATTTCAGAATCAATGTATAGGTTAACAAACCCAACAAACATTTTCAATTTTAACCAATCAGTTACAGTCGAAGGGTTTTCAGGAGCAACCTCAACAAATATGTACGGAGTGTTATATCAACCACATTATCGAGTTAAAATTAGAGAACTATCTCCTTATATTGAAACATCATCAACACCCGATATTGAAAATCTACCACAAAACGCAAGATACTTCCCGTTTGAGAATGTGTGGAAATGGAGAGATGTGTACGATTATGGATATTCAGACGACTTAGGATTCGGTGTAGACTATCCGTTTCTTAACAACACACACTATGTTAGGAACGATATTAATTTCTATATGAGAAATGAAAAAAATTACCAACATAAAGCTGACGGTATTTTTGATTTTAACGCATTTATCAATAGATATAATAATAAAAATAACAGATTAGATAGAAATAATTCAAACACAAGTAAAAATTGTTAATGAAAGTTTTAAAAAACATTAGAGATAATATATTTTTTAATTTAGAAACCAACTTTAAACCTGATTTAGGAAGAGAAGATGCGTTAGAACAATTTGAAAATGAAACAGTAAGGACAATCATTAATCCGGTTGATAATTACGAAACTATGAGGTTTATACATAAACCTTATTCTGGCATCACATCACATTCTACCGACACTCAATCAGACATTTGGTTTTATTTTTATTTCTATAATCAAAGTGGAACACATAGTGGTGGGTTAGACTATTCCTTAATTGGTATTGACCATAAGGAAAATGCACAACAATTAATTCACACAACTAAATCGTTTTTTAGATTGGAATTTTTTATCGTTCCTGACGGAGAAAATCCCGACAGAACAAATAGAAAATTAGTTTTTGCTAAAAATCTTTCATTACCGTTAGGTGAGAAAGTTTTTTACACAGGATTCAATGATTATATAAGTGTACCAATATTCAACGGTTCAAATTACAGAAATAAAGAAAATATGTACCTGTTTTGGTTCCAAGACGACGACGCGTTCAGAGGAACTATGTTAACAGGAACAACATTCTATATGACAGCTAGATTTTTTAATGGTGAAGATGGAACAGTTTTAAACTTTTCAAACACATCATTGGCAACTAACGCTTCAGTTTTAGAGTATAGAGATTTATATTATAAGGTAACCATAGACAGGACGGATTATTCTTATCAGGTGTTTAGATATTCAGGAACCACAGGAACCAGAATTGGTGAATCGGGAGACCCCATAAAATTTTATGAAATAGTATCTGGAGGATAATGAATAAAGTAACACATACCATATTAAAAACCACAACAGGTCAAACTTTTAATTTACCACTATTTTTAGAACAAAGTATTAAGGATTTGGGAATTATGATTGGGTTTGATGGTGATATTAGTCAAACACAACAGATATGTAATTTCACATATAAGGGAACCTCAAGTACAGTTACCATTTACAATACCGTAAACACAACAAGATATGGTGCATTAATTGATGCAATCTTTACAGTTAAATGGGGAGACGGTGCAACAAGTACACTTACAATGCCGGTTATGAATATCGACAACGTGAGTTTACCAAGTGCATCACACACGTATTCAAGTAATGGAACATATGTTATTGAAGTTACTGTAAATTCTCCTTGGGACGTTAGAAAGGTAAAAAAGACAATAGAAATACCTTTTGTTCAATCTTTTGGATACCCTACCGATTTAGGAGAACTAACATTTCAAATTCCATATACTGAACCACCAATTTATACGGGACAAACTTATTTACAAGACTATAGAACCTTAACAGGTGCCACTAACAGTACTACGGTTACCTTTTTGGGTATTGGTAAAAGTAGAATTGACGAGAAAAAATTATATGGAACAAATGCGGGTTACACAGGGGTAACGGTTACTTCAGAATATTCAGGATATACAATTGATGGTTTGGTTTATAGAGATTACGAAGATGGGTATACACACATATCAGGAGTGACTTCAGGAACCACACAAACATTTTTCCAAGACGAAATCTACAATGGAATGATTACAAGAAATGAACATTTTTTAGGATTTGTGGACGACCCACAAATTTTTTCAGATGTTTTTGTTGAAAGAGGACAGATGGGAGTTATGGAAAGAAACTTCAGATTGACCGAAATGGACAACACAGGAGAATTAGATGTTTATGGAAATGGATATTTTAAAGTACGAAAACAATAAAAATTATATTTATAGATAAATAATAAAAGATGGCAGTAGGAAGTTACGGAACTATAAGACCTGCGGACGTTTCACCGGCCGATGTTGATATATATTATCACTTCGTTTCGGGTAGAACCGCTAGTACAGAAGTTCAATTTGAGAAGATAGATAACTCACAAGATATATTAACACCTGTATTCCACAATGATTCAACAGGTGGTAATTCAGGCACTGAACTATTGGGTGGTATGTATAACCTAAAACTAGAATCATCAAGATTCTCTGAGTTGGGTATATATACATTATACTTGAGACCAAAACAAATCAGAACAGTTGTTTCTGATTGTGGCGTATTGTCATCATTACCATCGGTTAGAGGATTGATTATTGACATTTCCCAAATCGACGCTGGTGACACTAACAAATTCACACCCCAAGGTTTAGTAGGTTACCGAGTTGAGTACTTGGATGATTCAGGTGCTAAGATTCCTAATTTTTTTAGAATTGTTACCTCATCTTTTTACTGTGAACCGGTATTATCGAATTTAACAAATTCATCACAAAAAGCAATTAGATACAGATATTCTGATATAACAACAAACTTAATGTTTTTGACATTAACACCAAGCTCTTCACCGTCTAGTAGACCTAATACCATACCATTTATTGGTCAACCAAATCAAAATATCATTCTAACAAATACACATTTTAATCCTGTTATGTTAGAAGTTGAAATGGTAGAACACGATGCAACAACATTGGCACACGCACTTTACGGTAATCAAAGTAAGTCGGTTGTTGATGGAATTTACACGATTTATGACCAAAATAATAATATCTATAAGCAGTTTAACTTATACGAAATTAAAGACGATATTAACGAGACACTATACGAAATAAGAGAGAAGAATGATAATATCGACGAAACATTAAATTTTGATGTTATAACTCAATAATGGCTAAAATAACAAGAAAGGTCCCATATCAGGCGGCTAGTGGTGGTGAAACGTTCAATGACAAGCTCATCGGTTTACAAATAACTGATGGTTCTAGTCAATTGGCCAATACTCAATTCCTTATTGATAGGGTAATTCCTGAAAAAGATAGTAAGACCTTTCACACACAACCATTTTCTGATTTCCTTACTTTAGACACATTAAAAGAAGAAACAAATTCAATTTATGATAATAATTCTACAGGTATTAATTCATCTGATAGAAGTAAAAAAATTAAATTTCATAATTCTAAAAATGATGCATCGAAATCTTTATTTGGTTCCTTATCAACAAGATTAAATGGTGCGGTGGGGAACATTATTGAAAGCTTTCCCGCAGCGTTATTAGTTGACGTCGACTCACCGGTTTCATCTACAAATGTTAGTGCGGTATTAACGGGAGCAACTCTTGGTTACGACTCAATTTCAAACACCACACAATTTCAGTTTAAAAAATCTTTAATTTATAACCCATTTGATATTGTTATTCAAAGACCTCAAGGGGTCGAAGTTTTACAATCAACTAATTCATATAGAGATTTTTATTCATCATATACAAAATATGTGGTAGATAACCTCAGTGGTTCAACATATGAAATTGTTTCATACGAAGAACCTGATAATGATGGTTTTATTACATTAAAAGTAAAAGGATATTGTTTCGGTGGATATTCAATATACACTGACAATTATTTAATTAGACCAAATAATGGTGTAACTGAAGAATTTTTCAATAGTCTTGATGAATTAGAAACTGTATTATTAGATAGAGAATCAACACCAAAATATACTGCAGCGTTTAGAATACCGACAGATTTATATGACGGAGCAGTTACAGAATTACAAAGTGAATTTGCAACTTGGCCGTTAAGTAGAGACGGGTGGAACCTACAAATAGTTGGTCTTGATTACGAATCATACGTTTCCGCATTAAGTAATATAGGTAATATTGTTGATGATTATAAATCTAATTTAATCATTAGATTTATGACATCACCTCAACTTTATGAATTCGATACTGAAGGAAAGAAAGCAGAGGCGATTTTTCAACTTTACGGACAAAGTTTTGATAAGGTAAAGAAGTTTATCGATAATATTGCGTTTATGAGAAATGTTAGCTATGATAAAGCTAACAACGTACCTGACGTATTATTAAAAAATTTAGCGGAAACATTAGGTCTATCAACAGTCAATCTTTATGATGAAAAGTCATTAGAAGAAACTCTTTATACAAGACATACTTCACAATACGATGGACTTAATATAGGTGCTAATCTATTAGAGGGTGAGTATGAATTTTACAGAAGATTAATTGTAAACCTTGCACAATTATATAAATCAAAAGGTACAAGATTAGCGATTGAATTCTTTTTAAAATTCATCGGTGCTCCTGAACCTATGATAAGGTTGGATGAATACATCTATCGAGTTGATAGTTTACTACCAAAGGCAACATACGAAAATGATATTAGAGATGTCATCAATGGAGTGAAAGAATTTCAACACGTTGAGTTTGTACCATTTGCACAAACAATCGATGGTGTTGATTACAACGCATACACTTATAGATTGGTGACCACATCTGGTTCAACCGTACTATCAAGAAGTCAATATCCTGTAACAACTGATGGATTACCGAGAGGATTGGAAAGTTCGGACGGTTCATTGTATTTTGCAATGGGTGCTGGTTGGTACAGAAAAACATTAGACCATAGGTCTGGTGATATCTTAGACGTTGAAAATTCAGTACTTACGGGTAATACTAAAGTTCTTAAAACAAAATCAAAACCATTTACATATGGTGAAGATTATTTTAATAACTACAGAAAATTACCTGGTTTAGATTATGGTTACGATTTGAACATCGAAATTGATAATAGAAAAACTGAAGTATTAGATGACGATGGTAATTTCACATATAAATTAAACAGAAAAAATATTAATATTTTCTTAGATGGCTCAAGAGCAATTGATTATGACATCTATAGAAAAAGTAGAAACTTAACGTTGACTTTCGGTACTTTACCACCACAGGAAAGACCTTCATTCGCTGAGTTCTTAAAAGAAGCAATTAGTCAAGTAATTAGAAACTCAAGTACAATTAAGTACAAGAAAGAATACCGACTATTAAAACAAGTTTATGAATCGTATGTAAATAGCGTTTCATTTACACCGTACAACTACATTAAAATAAATGAATTCATTCAAAGAATGAGTCCATATTGGGTTAATGTAATTGACCAATTCGTTCCTGCGACAACTCAATGGTTGGGAGGTAACTTAATAGAAAATGGAATATTCGGTAGGTCTAAGTTTCAATATAAACAACCTTGTACACCAAAAGAATTTGTTGAGGTATTGTATCCTGATTTTGAAACTGTAATTGAAGAAGATTTAGAAACAATTTTAGGAGGTGGTACAACATCATATGAAAATGTATCTAATGAAGATAGTCTAAGAGGATTATTTTCATTTAGTGGTTTGACATATACAATTTATTTAAACATAAATGGTAGTATCTATTCAGGAACAAGTTCAAACTTACGTTCAGAACTTTTTACAGGATACACACCAACGGTTAATTGTACCTCATTAACTCAAACATCTTTATCAGTTCCATTAATTTGTGATTACAAAAATTGGATTAATTTAAATTTACCATTAATTAAAAACGAATGGAAAGAGACATTAACCGATTTAGTACAAACAATTAATAGTCAAATAACTCAAGACAACTATGGTTGTATTGATGATTATGCACCATACACAGCAAAGACACAAACAGCGAATTGTTCTCAGATTTATAAAAAGACACTTTCATTAGAATATTTCTTAGATATTGATGGTGTTGAAAAGGTAAGATTTACATTAGATACTACTGATTGTAGAAATGGTGAAGATATTGATTTTTATTTTGAACCGAATTATGGTTTAGATAAAGACGAATGTAATTTAAGAGTTGAATTATCAGGTCCTTGTATAACATATCAAGGAACAACAGAAGAATGTCAATTAGTAGAAGACATTTATATTACAGTAACTGGCGGAACCGGTGTTGAAAATAATGGCATTTGGGATTTGAACATTTATGTTACAAGTGGTACTACTTGTGATACAGGTGTTTGTACTGATTGTGACTTTATAGAAATAAACGACCCAAAACCAATTAAAAGGGCTATCTTTAGTTCTAACCTACAATTAGTTACTTGTACCTACATTATACCTAACGTTAAAGAAACTGATTTATATGATATTATAATTTCAGATGCTGCGAACTGTGAACAAAAATTCAGAATTGAAGGTCTACAAAAAAGAGTAGTACAAGTTTCCGATGAGGTTAGTGGCTATACCATCAATCCAAAAGTTCAATACAAGACATCTTTTGATTATGGTATAAAGAAAGGAACTGAAATTTACAAATATATTTCAGGCACTGTCCCAACAACTTGGCAAGGTTTACAAAGTAGTATATCGTCTGGAAATATTATTGAAACATCAATCGAAAATGTTACAATAGGGGATACGATTTTAAGTATAAGTCAAAAAGATTGTAATTTACTTCCAACAGAAATGTTTAAGTTCGTTGAGAGTAATGGTTATCAATTTACCTTTGATTATTCATTAATAAAAGTCGTAAGAAAAGAATGTTTAAGTTCAATTAAGAAAGATGTTATTAATGGTGAGTTTGAGGTGTTACCAACAAGTAAAGTTTTGGTATACACTAACATCAATGAATACTTAGAAACTGTTCCATATCATTTTACATACAAATATCCTGAAGATTTATTTGTAAGACCTGAACAACCTGAAGTACCTTGTTGTGAATATCCTGAAGGACATTTTCAGAGTGGAGACTTTATGATAAGTCAATACGGTTTTCCTATTGAGGTAACAAGTGTTGATTTAAATTATTGTAATAGAGGAATTTACTATACATTAGTAACATCAGGAACTTCAATAAATTCAGACACAATCTTATTTAATGGACCTTCAAGTGGTATTAATAGAATTGTTGTATCAACTAAAAATGATTCAGCATTCACTAGTTCATTTACAGGAGATAAATTTGAGTGTTTAGATATTAATACTCAACAATATTATTTAGGTTATGAGTGTGACACTGTACCAAGTGTTCAAAGTTTATTAAGAAATGTTGAATGTACAGATGGTAATTGTTCTCAAACACAAATAGGACCTAATGGTTGTACATCGTACAATCCTGAAGATACCACACCAACTCCAACCCCTACACCGAGCCCAACTCCTACACCGAGCCCAACTCCTACAGGTACGCCGACACCAACACCTACCAGTACTCCTACACCAACTAGTACCCCTACACCAACATCAACTCCAACACCAACTGCAACAGGTACGCCTACACCTACACCAACATCAACTCCAACACCAACTGCAACACCTATACCACCAACCGCAACGCCAACAATTACCCCAACACCTACCGCAACAGGTACACCTACACCAACGCCAACAATTACCCCAACTCCTGTTTGTAACTTTAATGTGAGTGTAATTTTAGTATCGTCAACTCCTACTCCTACACCGACATCAACACCAACGCCAACACCGACGCCTGTTTGTGACTTTAATGTAGGGGTTACTATTATAGCTTCAACACCAACTCCAACACCTACATCCACACCAACTCCAACTCCTACACCTGTTTGTGATTTTAACATAGGTGTTAACATTATTGCATCAACTCCGACCCCTACACCAACACCTACTAGTACACCAACTCCAACACCTACACCAACCCCTACACCGGTTTGTGATTTCGGTATTGGAGTGATAGTTATCGCATCTACACCAACCCCGACACCAACACCTACACCAACTAATACACCTACCAGTACTCCTACGCCAACTCCGACACCTACACCAACTCCGGTTTGTGAATTTGGAATTGGAGTAACGATTATTGCATCTACACCAACACCAACGCCAACACCTACAAGTACACCAACTAGCACTCCTACTAATACACCAACTGTAACTCCAACACCTACACCGGTTTGTGAATTTGGAATTGAGACGATTATTATTGCATCAACTCCAACCCCTACACCAACATCAACTCCAACCCCAACTGCGACTGCTACACCTACACCAACCGCAACCGCAACTCCGACATCAACACCAACTAGCACACCAACTAGCACTCCAACACCAACTGCAACTCCAATATGTGAATTTGGAATTGGAACAATTATTATCGCATCAACTCCAACTCCTACACCTACTAGTACACCAACTAACACACCAACACCAACACCTACAAGTACACCAACACCTACCGCAACAGGTACACCTACACCTACACCAACTAACACACCAACGAATACGCCTACACCAACGGCTACCGCAACTCCAACACCAACTGCAACTCCGGTTTGTGAATTTGGAATTGGGGTGATAGTTATTGCATCAACTCCAACACCTACACCTACTAGTACACCAACTAGTACACCAACACCTACGCCGACATCAACTCCAACACCTACACCAACTAATACACCGATACCAACCGAAACTCCTACACCTACTCCGACGTCAACTTCAACACCTACACCAACACCAACAGCGACTCCACTACCTTGTGTTGCGACAATTACCAACACAAGTAACCCAACAAGTTGTGGATTTAACGCTGACGGTTCATTAACATTAAATGGTTCAGGTGGAGTTGGTCCGTACACGTATTATTTATATGAGGACACAACATTCCCTTATGAAACATCGGGAGGTAGTGTTTATCCTGGATTCCCTGTAACTAACCAAACAGGTGGTTACAATGTAACAGGATTAGTACCTGGTGGATATTACTTAAGAATTGTAGATGCGAACGGATGTGAAGACTTTAGTGAAGTTGTGGTATTACCATATGATGACACTACTTGTGTGACCCCACCACCAACAACATATTTCTGTAAAGAAAATGAAATGAGTCCTTGTCTTGAACAAGTAAGTCCTTGTACCGGAAGTCAAATAGTTTGTACACAATTTGAAGTTTAAGACTTTAGAATTATAATAAAAAATAAGATATTTATATAAAACAAAACAA